AGCACCAATAGTAAAACCTACTTCATATACATCATGGTCTTCTGGGAGAGTGAACTCGTAGTCATTAGAAGTACCATTATGCTTTTGGTACTCCAACTCAATATGAGTGTTTGTCATTCCATACAAGCCACTCCATGTATTGTCTATATTGACTAGATTATTATCTTCGTTCTCTGGTACAACTATGTCAGTGGTCTGTTCATTAGATGCAACACCACCATCAAAAGTTTCTGTCTCTACTACTTGACCTTCTGGAATTGTTGTAGTCGTAGTGGTCGTAGTAGTTGTAGTTGTAGTTGTTGTAGTTGTATTTTCGTTAGCTAATGCTATGCCAGTTGGATTTATTAATAATAAAACAAATAATATTCTAGCCAGTGAATCTAATCTGTACCGCACAAACTAGCCACCATTGCAACAACCATTACCACAACAGTCCATTATTTACCTTCTTCGAAAGTATATTTTGGCTTTGCTTGTTCAAGACCATTCTGAATAACACTTAATGCAGATGACATGAATGCCACTCCAATAAGCTCTACCATATTTGCATCTATAATTCCGCTAGAGTTAGCGAGATACAAAGAGATAGCAGACTGTAGTCCAGTTCTAAATGCTTTGCTTACAATAAACTTCCAGTATTCTTTATTTTTCATTTTTCTCCTTAAAAATTATTCTTCTTCTCGAATCTTACCACCAAATTGTCTTCGGTTATAGTGAGTACACTTTTTATTTCCGCATACCCATTCACTTCGGTCTGCTATGTGTAGTAGTGGTGATTGACAACTGGGGCAGTTGATTCTTATAAAACCTTCTTAGTAACTATATCTTTTATGTTCTTTATTTCTTGCAACATTTTATCCATCTTTCTTTCTACCATTGATGTCAATATGACATCATCTGTCGCTTTATTTGATATTGTTTTTGTTTGCAAATTTATCTTTGAATATTTAATTGTAACTTTTTCTCCAGAGAGAATAGCATCTCTTACTTTTGGATAGAGTCGCATATAGGCATCACGACTTTGTGTGATTAGCCCTTTAGCATCTAAATCTAAATCTTGTTGTGCTGAGCCAACACCTAGACAGCCAGAAGTTTGTGTTGAGTCGTTAAGAGTGTGAATTAATATCCAAGTAAAGTTTGGTACATCTTGTAGCCATAACATTCCTTTATGCCAGTCAGCTCCATAGCGTTTAAGATATCTACTATGAAAACCACCTTCAGCTCTCAGCTTAATCTCATATTCGCCTTCTGGAATACAAGTTTCATGCATTACTTTTACATCTCTGTACTCATCTTCGAGAGTGTAATTTTCAAAGACTCCATCAACAAAGAGCATACCATTGGTGGCATCTTTGCCCATCTGAGTCCTTACGACATCAAGTTTCATTAGCTTGGTTTTGGATTGGCATCTTTAACAGCTTTGACTGCTTTGTACCATTCACCAGTTTTATCTAATTTATTAGCATCAATGTCATGATAGAGTTTATCTAACTGCTCATTCCATCCGCCATAAGATTCTAATCTAGCTTGTTTGTAGCCATTATCTTGTGTATCTAATTTAGATTGAGCCAAGTCCTCGATTGCTTGTGTGTATTCACTATCTGTAAATTCTCTGCGTTGATTATTTACTTGAGCGAACATTGGTTTAGCAGATTCAATCTCTGAAGTTGCTTCCGTTCTAAATTGTGCGATTGTTTTTATAGCCATAATTATCCTTTCTATCTTATCATACTTTATTTAAAATTTATTTGCGTAGTCCATATAAAACTAGCTCTGCACCATTGTTAAAAGTTGCACCACCTGTAAAAAAGAAACTTAATCCGTCTGAGGCACTAGCTACTGTATGAGTAAATGCACCATTACCACCAAAAGTTGAAGGCGTACTGGCACTACAAACTGTTTCAAAAGTAGCAAAAGAATATTCCCCTGTATTAGCAAAATTAAATAAGTAAAAATTTCCAAAAAATCCACTATCTGTGCTTTCTATTTCTGCTTGTGTAACGCTTGTTGCATTTAATGCTTCGTTATTTTGAAAACTTGAGTGAGTTGGCATATCTAATCTTGAATTATCATATTCACTATCTGTTTGTATAGTTCCACTTTTTGTAATTCTCCAAGCTATTGTATTATCTGAACTTGGTATTAATCCAACTGCTGTAACTAAATAGACATTAAAAGTTGTATCAATACCTGTAATTGTAAGTGTTGTTGGATTACCACTTGCAGTTGAAGTACCTATTTTTGTTAAACTACCTGACATTTTTTTATCCTAACCCAAAAACTGCTAAAGTTCCAATTTCCATATTTGCACCAGCAGTAATTTGTATGCCTTTAATTAAGCTTTCTTGTTTTAAACCAGTGATTTGTTTTCTGCCCTCTAAATTAGAACCATTTGCACCTTGACTTATTAAATATGTGTAAGAGGAACTATTGTCTGCATTATAAACGTAAGCTGAGGTATTCATATTAGATGATTGATTACCACTTGTTGTACCAAAATTTATTATGTTTTGATTAGTTGCGTTTGTATCAACAAAACTACTAGCAGAAGTTAGATTTAAATAAGCCCAGTCATATAAACTACTTGATATTGCATTATTGCTACTATCTAAAAATCTTAACTTAATTGTTGTCCCACTCGTTGCATTAAAATTTTGAAAAGCCAAATAATATATGTTATAACCTTGATTAAAACAATCTTCAACATTAAATGAAGTTGTTGCAGTTGATATACTTGCAGATTTTATAAACTGTAAATCAGACATTAGGTGTACCTAATTCCATAAAGAGATATTTCACCACTAGCAATATTTCCTGTTGTTGGTAAAAATACTCTTAAACCACTACATTGACTTGTATTTGAAAAATCATTACTTCCAAAAGCCATTCTTGGGGAATGTGTGTCCTGCGTTACAACCATTTGAAAAGTACCATAAGTAAATTTTGTACTGTCTGTTGCGTTATAAATATAAGCATAACCATTAGCACTTCCATTAGTTTCATTATCAACATTAGACAACCAAATAAATTGACTAAAACCTGTTGCATTACTATCAGCGAATGTACCTGCTCCATTTCCTAATTTTTGTGCAAAACCATAACCACTTGTCTGTGCTGTTCCTCCAACTTTTACTCTAATATCTAAATTCTGTGCAGTAGTTGAAGCACCTTGTATGTTACTAGCAGTTAAAAAATGAACATTATAATCTCCTAAGTTGTCAAAGTCATAAGAAGTAACAGTATCATTTGCAACAACAGTTTCAATTAATTCTAGTGTACCTAAAGTTGTCCATTTATCTGCTCTTGTTAAATCATAAATATCTTTAGGTGTGAAGATACCTTTATTATTTCCAAAACTTTGTTCTGGTGCTTTTGGTATGTATCCATATTCACTCATAATGTTTCCTTAAATAAAGTGAATGTACCACTTACAACATTTCCACTTTCAAAATAAAAAGTAACACCATCAACTGCTGAAGCAACACGAAAAGCACCACCACCCGTTAATGACATAAGATTGCCACCACCATCTCTGTTAACATTTTCAGTTGTCCAAAAAGTAAACTCTGAACTGTTGTTGGCAGAATAAATATATAGCATACCATTCGCAGTTTCTTGGTCTTGGTCGCCAAGCTTTTCATCTATTAATCTTGCTTGAGCTTGATTATAAGCATATCCATTTTGAAAACTAGAATAAGTTTTTAACTTTTTTCCTGCATAATTATAATTATTACCTGTATTGTCACTACCACCTTCTTGAACTCTTAAATATAAATATTTGTCGTTAACTGAACCTTGAGTATTAATGTAGGTAACCATATAAACATCATCACTATTAATGCCTGTAAGAGTTACAGAACCAACTGCACTTGTTACTGTATTTGTTGCTACTTGTACTAATCCCATTAGCTACCCAACCGAAGCCCATAAACTGAAATTACTAAAGTATCAATAGTTCCACTATCGGGTGTAAATTGAAATCCTGTAATTGAACTTAATTGTTTAAGTACTGCAATCCCTTTACCTAAAATTGTTACAGTACCATCTGAAGCACCTGCCTGTTGTCCTAATTGAAATGTATATTTACTAGATGAATAAGGATTAAAGAAATAATAAACTGCACCACCATTATTTGATGTAACTGCATCCCCTCTAATAATCTTATCCCATTTATTTTGATTAGTTGCCCTTGCCTCTCCATAAGTGTTGTAGGTTAATAGCTCGTGAACTGCATAATCATATTCACTTGCAGTAATAACACTTCCACTTGAATTAATTAATCTCATATAAACATTATTATCTGCTGAGTAATCTTGTTGTTCTAATACAACTTTATAAATATCAAAATCTGCTGAAAAAACATCAGTTACAGAAAAAGAACTTACACCACTTGTTGCACTTTGTTTGCTAATTAATCTTAGGTTACTCATATCTGTTTTACTCCATAAAGATTAAAAACTCCACTAGCAATATTGCTACCATTAGACATACAAATTCTTATTCCATCTACACTTGCAGTTTGGTCATAAACCCCAGCACCATAATTCTGTTTATAAAAACCATTAACATTTATTGTTGTTGTTTGTAGCGTGACAAAACTCTTTGTTGAACTGTTATGTAAATTATAAAAATAAGCGTAGCCGTTACCTTTTTCATTAGTTGCGTTTCCTTGATTAAGAGTAAAGAATATTTGATTAATATTGCTATCTCTACTTTCATCACTACCACCATCAGCAGATAAAGTAAATATTGCTCTTTGATAATCGTTATCAGTATCAAAAGTCCCACCAACAGACATTCTTATTGCAAACTGTTGGTCATCAGTAGCATTTTTAATATTGTGTGCTTG